CGTTCAACCACGCCCAACTTCTTGACCTTGGCTGGACTTGAAATCCAGATTGGCAAGCTAAAAGTAAGGGTGGCTATGTCTATGGGATTATCTGTTCCTATCGGGATAGTTCGATTGGTCCATTTGGTTGACTCAAGATTACATACGCTAAGGCTAGTCCAATCAATAAAGTTATCGGTGCTCTGTATCTCTAAACTAGGATTAAACAACACCAAAATTTGTTCTAGTATCTGCATTTTCTGATTGGTGTTTGACGTCCAAATATCCAACGCTATAGTCAACTTGTATGGCACAGGCATAAGACGTTCGATAGTAAACGCATTACCTTGTGTGGTTTCGTAACTTTCGGTGGCTTCATCGTACGTTCTCTGACGCACCTGTATACTGTTTACAAAATTAGGTTCTTGAATCCTGGGACGATCGTAGTCAAGTCCAGTGATATAAAAAGTCATCAAGGGAGTCGACGGCATGTCGTTGGCAGAGTTTTGTTGCATGATTGTTTGCGCTTGCCGACTGGCATCACCGTAACGAACAGGTACACGAATCAGGGTGTCCTCTTTGCCGGCTTGGTTGATTCCGTAGGCCACTTGAAAGTTTGAAAAGATTCTTGCAAATTGCAATAAGAATCGACGTATTTGTTCATCGTAAAAAAATTGTGCCATTTATCGTCCTGGTGGTCTTGGGTTGGGCGGCGTGATATTGCCGCCTTGGTTACCGTTGTCAGCTTCGGGTTTGAGTATTTGACTTAAACTTTGACGACTTGGAATATTGCCTTGATCTGTAGTAGGCACAGTGTAGGTGTTGTTAACAAAACCAGCACGTTGAGTTAATGCACCGGTTGCTAAATCTAGATCAGTTCTTACATTGTCACTGACAGCGACCCAGGATCTTCCACTGTATCGAAACAAGCGGTTGGGGAAATAATCTAATCGTAGAGCATATTCTCCAGCGGCAGGATAAGGAGGAAAACTAACGCCTGGAGTAACAGGCAACCCGTTGGGTGCATGATTATCGCCAGTCAAGTATCCCATGGTATAACCAAAACTAGTAGGACTATTGCCTTCGCCGCCCGCGGTACTGTCCACCCTGGGATAAGTATCATCAGCTGTGATTCCAGCACCACCGGGCTCGCCTCGCACGGTGGGTAGAACATAAAATTTTGTAACATCATAACCACTAAGTGGCACATCGGCCTGCGCTTGTATTAGTAACGCATCATTGATTTCTAGATCTTTTGGTCTAGTGCTCATTCGATCGCCCACTGTGGCGGGACTTTGTATCAAGTTCCAATATGTGGTGTTTGTAATTGCTGTGCCAGGAGGTACATTCTGTGCAGCCTGATAATAGGTGCCGCCGTTGTTGACTATCTCGCCAGCAGGATAAAAATTGCCAGGATCCCAGATGTTTTCGGGCATAAATGGCTGATCAATGATTTGACTATATTCTTGGGCATTGACCATTGGTGTGGCTTTGATACGCCAAAGGTGCGGCAACCAGGTTTGACTAAATCCTTCGGACGCATAATTACCATCTTGAATTACATAATATCTTGGTAGTGCATTGGGGATTGCTCGATTCAACGGATGGTAATCTTTTAAATTTGGAACTTCAATAACATCCCCTACCATGAGTTTGCGTCCAAATGTGTCAATCATGTTGTTGTAATGGAACGTGATAAACAGTGTATCACCATTTAAAAATAATCCAAATTGCGTCAAATCAAAATCAATATCTTGTGTGCGGTATACGCCTCGCATGACGTACACGTCTGGATCGTAGGCACGATCACGATTTTCTAACAATAACAGGTCTTCAATAAACAATGGGTTTGTTGAGTTGTAAATTGGCAGGGTGGCATCACCAGGATTATTGGCCTGGGCAGGATCAACTATAGGACCCAAATATTTGTGTACATAAATGTCTAATCCGCCAACGGTGAACATTTCTTTAATGGTCTTATCAAAAAATTGATAGTCGTTGGTTCTGTTTGGGCGGTATAGCGATAAGCGTGGCATAGTCATGTATTTATGGGTTAGATTGACTAGTAATTCAAAAGCTCGTATAATTACAAAATGGACGAACTATTTCAACGCCTGGATTCTGCAGAAAAAGCCATTGCTATTGTTAAAAATAAGGTGGCACGCCGCGATCTACTCAAAATGGTCAAGGCAGTAGACCAAGCTATTGTGGCCGCAGATATGGAAAGTGTAGAATGTCGTCGATTGCACAAAGAAACTCGTCAGTACAGGGATCTTAAACAAAAAGTAAACAATTTACTTACAAATTTAGAACAGCACATAACCTTTGCCAACCTACTAGGTTGACAAAAAGGTTAATTTAACTTACAATACACACATGGCTAAAACAAACGAAATCAAACGACTCAACCCAAAAGGTGCTGAAACCAAATACATAGGGTTTGAACCCGAGTGGAAAACGCAACCAGACGAAACCAATCGTATTAGCAAATTGGCTAATGCGTTTCAATGGTACAACTATCATTATGGCAAAAAAGATGCCAAAGAAATGTTGGGTCATTACCTAGAGCACAACGGTCGCAAAGTAGATGCCAAGACCATGCGTGGTATTCCTGATAGTCAGATCCGTGTAACTCCGGCTTGGGTATGTAGAATGACTCTGCTTGGATTGGTATTAAACGATCACGAACAGAGTATTGTGGATGATCAAATCAGTCAAATGCTCAAGGCCAAGCAAGAAATTAAAAAAGCACAAAGTGAAGTTGACGCCGACACGGCTGTGGCAAAACTTACAATCCAAGATCACCTGCGTGAAAAAGTCAGTGAGTGTTGTGGCGAGTTGGAAGCCATGTTTGATGATTTTATTGTAGCCGGCGCAAAAATGTCAGCCGACTTTAGTCCGATTAAACTCATGCGTGGTATGAACATTAGTCCCAACATGATTTCAACTGTGAGTCGTGTATGGGAATTGCGCTTGGCTGAATTTAATGAAGTATTAGAAGGCAAAGATGATCAGCTGGTCGAAGGTTATAGTCACCTTACAAAGATACAACTTAAAAACTGTGTAAAATTCTGTGAAACAGTAATCAACGATTGCAACAGTTACGTCCAACTGAAAAAAGTTGAACGCAAGCCACGTGCCAAGAAAGCAGTCAGTCCAGAAAAATTAAGTCGCAAATTCAAGTTCCTACGAGAGTTCGATGAGCTTAAACTTAAATCTGAACCAGTTACTAAACTAGTAAATGCCAACGAAGCTTGGTTGTACGATACCGCCAAAAGAAAATTAATCCACGTCATGTCCGATAGCCACATTGGAACTTTTACAATTAAAGGTAGTGCCATTGTAGGATTTGATGCTCAAACAACTGTGCAAAAAACACTTCGCAAACCCGCAGAGCAAATCAAAGCAGTGATAGGCGTAGGAAAACCAGCGGCCCGTAAAGCATTTGGCGAAATTAAAGCTACGGAAACCAAGTTTAACGGTCGTGGCAACGATAATTTGATTATACTTTGGGCTTGGTAAATTGCTAAATACAGGGAACGGAGCTTCCCTACATGGCCTTAGAAAATCAATCCAGTCTAGACACACTAAAACAAAATCTTTTTGATTATGTTCGTTTGCAAATAGGTGATCAAATCATTGATCTTGAGCTGGATGCTGAACACTACGAAGCAGCATATCAACGTACCATTGGAGTATATCGTCAACGAGCACAAAACGCCTATGAAGAAAGCTATAGTTTTTTAGAGCTAGTAACCAACGTTAATATCTACGATATGCCACAAGAAGTTATTACTGTTCGACAAATTTTCCGTAGAACATTTGGCGATTCAACCGGACCATTTGCGTCAAACTTTGATCCATTCAGCCAAGCAAGTATGAATGTGTACCTAATGAATTTTAACGTGGCCGGAGGCTTAGCCACTTATGATTTTTATAGTCAATATGTAGAACTGGCTGGACGCATGTTTGGTGCTTATATGAATTACACCTACAACCCAGTGACCAAAAAATTACAACTGATCCGCGATCCCAAAGGCACAGGCGAAAGTGTGCTTATGTGGACTTACAACTTGAAACCTGAGTTTAATTTATTAAGCGACTTCCAGATTGTTCAATGGATTCGTGATTACATGGTGGCCAACTGCAAAATGATAATCGGTGAAGCACGTGAGAAATTTGGAACAATTGCAGGCCCGCAAGGTGGCGGCACCTTGAATGGCACAGCCATGAAAGCCGAAGCACAAACTCAAATGGATGCGCTCATCGAAGATCTGCGTAGGTATGTAGACGGTTCACAACCGCTTACCTGGGTAATTGGTTAATAATCAATAGACTTTTTCTAAAACTCATGCTATACTCTTAGCATGAGCTCATTGATGATAGACATAGAAGGTTTAGGAACCGGTCCTGATGCCACCATTCTGACCATTGCGGCTCAAAGTTTTGATCCATTTGGCCGAGGCTATTATGACCGTTGCTACTATGCCCGCATTACTTTAGAAAGTCAAGAAAATCGTAACATACAACAGGATACCATAGACTGGTGGGCCACTCAGCCCGAAGCACAAGCCGAAGCATTCATGGAAGAAGGTCGTGTGGACTTAGATCAAGCACTTGATAGTTTATATAAGCTGGCCTGGCAACACAAGTTTATCTGGGCCAACGGTCCTACTTACGATATGAACATTCTAGAGCATGCCTACAAGAGCTATGGCAAGAGCTTGCCTTGGCAATTTTATAATGTTCGCGATGCTCGTACGGTATATAGTTTGTGGCCCGAGCTTCCTAAACCCGCTACCAGTCACCATGCATTAGAAGACTGCCGCAGGCAAATTGACATGTTGCAGGCTACATTAAAACATCTAGGTATAAAGGAAATAAGATGATTATTGGTATATGTGGATTAATTGGTTCTGGAAAAGACACAATCGCAGACTACTTACAAAACATACATCAGTTTCGTAGAGAATCATTTGCCCATGTTCTTAAAGATGCTGTGGCACAAGTATTTGGATGGGATCGTGAACTGCTAGAAGGCCGCACAAAAGAATCAAGAGCCTGGCGTGAGCAAGTAGATCCGTGGTGGTCAGAACGCTTAAAAATGCCACAACTAACTCCTAGATATGTGTTACAAGTCTGGGGCACAGAAGTTGCCCGTAAAAGTTTCCATGATGATATTTGGATTGCAGCCTTGGAAAACAAACTTAGAAAAACAACGGACGATGTAGTAATATCAGATTGCCGTTTTCCTAACGAAATTAAAAGTATTAAACGTGCTGGAGGTATTGTCATCCGTGTTGTTCGCGGACCGGAACCAGACTGGTATGATGCAGCTCTGAGTGTTAATCGTGGGCCCAATGGCAATATTACTTGGTCAACTAGCAAACGTATATTGGAACAGGCCAAAGTTCATGCTAGTGAAACTGCTTGGATTGGCACCAAGTTTGATGCTGTAATTGACAACAATGCCGACGGCTTAGATAATCTTTATCGTCAAATTAAAGATCTGGTTCTAACTCTCCAGGGGTCCAAGGACGGTCCATCCGTTTAATTTCCTCCACGCAATTTAAACATATGGTTTTTAAATTGCGAAGCCCGGTGTTGTGTTGGTTCCCATCAACATGAAAGACTAATAGTTGACTGGCATATTTTGATCTAAAATTACAACGATCACAGGCAAGTTTTTTCTTGTAACCTGCTGTTTTCCATCTGGGTTCTGGAACCTTAACACTGCGTTTTTTAGCAATACAATATCCACATCGTGTTCTGTAGTGAGCAACACCCGCACGATAGTAGTTAACAGCACAGGGTCTTTGCTTACATCCTTGGCAAATAGGTCGGATCATCACATATTTAGTATAAAAACCTTTGCCAAAGGCCTGTGTTACGCCATTCTTTTTGACTTTTATTATAAATATTAACAACTAGAAAAAAGGATTTACTATGGCACTCTTATCACCTGGCGTACAAGTTACTGTTATTGACCAAAGTCAATATATTCCGGCTGCTACCAATTCGGTACCTTATATTTTAATAGCCACTGCACAGAACAAAGTTTCTGGCACAGGCGTAGGTGTTGCCGCTGGTACGTTGGCTGCCAATGCTAATAATGTATATTTGATTACAAGCCAGCGTGATTTGTCGGCCACATACGGCGTTCCATTCTTTTACAAAACCACAGCCGGCACACCAATCAATGGTTACGAGCTCAACGAGTATGGTTTATTGGCCGCTTATAGTGCCTTGGGCATTACAAATCGTGCTTACATTCAACGGGTTGATGTTGACTTGGCTGCATTAACAGCCAGCCTGATACGTCCAGTAGGAACACCACCAAACGGAACTTATTGGTTGGATACTGCCAATAGCTTATGGGGCTTGTTCCAATGGAATCAAACCACAAGTGCATTTACCAACCAAATTCCAATGGTTATAACAGACCCAACACAACTCAACGGAACTGCGCCGTTACAAAGTATTGGTTCAATCGGTGAGTATGCCATTACAGCAACCAACGTTAACAATCCCGGTTACTACAAACGTGGTGGACCCACAGTAGATCAGACATCTGCAACAGAACTATCAGACTACTATAATACCTGGGTACAAGTCGGCAGCGACGAATGGAAAACAGCTTGGCCCACAGTACAAGGCACACTGGCTCCGGTCTCGTTAACGGCTGGAAATACATTCTTTGTCAATGGTGATACAATAACAGTTCCAGTAAGCCCCAACAACACAGTTGAAGGTGTTAGTGATGCTATAAATTCTGCAAATATCACCGGTGTATATTCTGCCTATGTTGATGGTAAATTACAAATTTATGCCGACAGCACAGCCGAGGCAGATGGTAGTACAGATCAGAACAACGGCATTGTTGTTATTGAACCCGGCACAGGAACTGTGTTGACTAATTTGGGAATCATCGGCAACATAACTTACTATGCTCCGGCATTTTTGGCTGCCCCCAACTACTTGTCTCCACGCTGGAGAAGCACTGACGATCAACCTGAACCAACTGGATCAGTTTGGCAACGTACCAACAGTGTAAATCTTGGTGCCAATTTAGCACTTAAAAAATATAGCACATTACTAGGAACATATGTTC